CACCAATGGACGCAATGGCTTCAAGGACGGGACTAATGATCGGAATTCCTGGGTTCATCACAGCTTCACAGCCTGCAATTCCCTTCAACAAATTCAGATAATTCTTGCTAGTATATTCAACATTAGCAAAAATAGTATCAAGAACACGTAATGGTTTACGGATCCAACGCCAACCGAGCACGGTCTTAGTTAAGAAACATTGACACCACTCGACATCATCGAGTTTACGTGCCACCTGTTCTATACGACATTCTAAACCAAAGTATTTAAAATCCTCAATACTACCAATAGCCCTATCCAAATGCTTGCTTTCGAAAATGAGGATGGTATCGTCCCCATTTGCGAATGTTTCTTTCCTAAAATCAAAGATAACACCGCAAGTCACAGCCATTAAAAGGGTATTTCCACAGCCTGTTTGGGGATCGCCAGAACAACGACCGGTCGTAACCATCATCTTGAAACGTTCGGCCTTTCCTGGAGTCAATCTCCCTAACAACACTGTGGTTTCATGCTCTTCCTGTACTTCCAACATAGCGAGAAAATTCTCATCACTCGACATTTGTCTGAAACACACGTTCTCCAAAGCTTTCAAGTAATGGTTTATATGACCATCAAACTTAGTTTGATCCAAGCTTAGGAACACGGGATTCAAAAACAAATTCGCCTTATCTATGAATAGTTGTGCAAGACCAGCATTATCCTTACCCTTCGCCATGAAAGGATACCGCTCACCAGGCAGAACCCATCGCTTCATCTCAGATTCGATAGGTTTCATCCAGCGAGCTAGATGAGCACGATAAAATATGTGTCTAGGTTGTATGGGTCGTGGTATGCGGTCGGTTTTATCATACCAACTATATTTCTCGACCTTGACAAATCCGTCCACATAGGACCAAAACTTCCGATAACGACCGGAGGCGGATTTCTCAAAAGCATATCTGTAGACGGGTCTTTGACGTGAACTAACAGCATGAACAACTTCATCCGTTGTCATCGGCTGTAAATGACGTAGACCCCTACCTAACCTTTTACTAAGCGTGGTGGCTTTTGCCCACAACTCCGTACTACGATCTCCTTCGTTACTGGAGATAAGACGGAGCGATTCCTTAGCAGGAATCTCAAATCGCTTAATAATACACAATACATAATTCATCTTGCATGGACAAAAACAATATAAATCGTCATGACCACACAAATTCTCATCTAAAACAACAACCCCCGTGCCAGTTAACCTCTGGCACTGACCCACAACCGCCATAGGAATAGGACCATTAGCATGCATACGGATTAATTCATCTAATTGCTTGCTACTGATCACACATCTATTCTGGCTGCGTTGTGGGCCCCCTCAATTGGTTGGTAGGCGGGCACGTCCACCACGAGCAGTGGACAGCCCTAAAAACACCAGGACCCTACCAAACCATGACAACTCCACCTCGACAGGATCAATATTACGGGCGATGATTTGCTCACGCAATTCCATCCCATATTGTTCTTGTGCATTTAGCATGCTGGCCAATGCCAGTTCATGTTGCGCGGGTGTGGACATCCAATCCTTCATCAACTGAGCAAACAATTTTTCACGTTGTGTTGCTGGAAGGAGAGCGACCACCCCTGCCTCGACTTCCGCTTCATACAATTCCTGAATGACTTTGTAGAAGCGAGCAATAGCAGTGGGAGTTGCAGATTGACCTACGAATTTCAATCGCATTTCGGCGAGCCATTCACCGTAAATAGCAGGAGTAACACCAATTATTCCGTTGTGCCACAAGGCACGCCGTCCATCAATAGTGTTGGTTGTATAAAAACCTGCTCTCGTTCCAGTTCTGCGTATGGCTGTGGCCTCAGAGAGAGTGGCAGACTGGTTGTTGTATCCAAAACCATGGGATACAGTGGGTATAATTGGGGTGCGAATGTTAACCGGAGCCACTGGTCTCACGGGAGTTGGCCCATTAGTCCACTCACCATTCTCCTGTAGCCACGTTGGCATCGGGTGAACAATCACACCTGTGGCAGCGGGGGTATAAGCGGGAGGTAAGTCCGCATCCGTGCCAGGAACACCTACTTGTTGGGACCCATCTACTGTTCCCTGCGGAACAAGCCCCTGGAATGGGCCGTCCTGCATGCGAAACAGAAGAAAGTACGACAACGCAAATAATGCTGCCGTGACAAGTAACCAGATAACATAGAACAAAACACTATACGGTAGCGAAACGATAGCTGATCTTGTGAACCAAAAGGGCTGGAAATTGTTTTCATCCATAAACTTTGAAATCCTAAGTTGGGCAGTACGAATGCTCTGGTTTTTGTGGGTGGTTAACGATGTATAAGTAAACTTATACA